ATATCTAATTTATATATTTCACAAATATTATCAGAAAAACATCTTCTATCTATTTTAAATATTATTCAAACAATTCATACTACTTCAAATGAAATTACAATAACAGATGAAGATTTAAAAAATCATTATCTTAATAAATTTATTCATAGATTCAAACATTCTAATTGTTATAATTATGATAATATTAATGATATATATAACACATTATTACATAATTTATCTAATTATACAAATAATATTAATATTGTTGGAATTATTCACGGTGATTGTTGGTTTGCAAACATATTATTATCTTATGACGATGAATATAAATTTATTGATATGAAAGGAGAAGTAAATTCTATATTAACATTAAATGGAGACCCATTATATGATTATGCAAAAATATATCAAAGTTTATTAAATTTAGATTCTATTATGTTTTCTGGAAAACGTATATTTAATGATTATCATAAAAATATGATTGATTTTTATAAATCATATTTAATTAAAAATAATTTAATCTCTTCTGTTAAAAATCTAAATATTGTAACTGCTTGTTTAATTTTTGGTATGTTTCCTGCTTTACCCTGTAATATTCATGAATCTCAAAAATTAGAAATTTTAAATATTATTACTGATTTAATTTCTGAATTTGATTCATAATACCCACAAATACTAAAGTATTAGATATCGCAAAATACTAAAATTAGATTATTTGACAATATATAACTAAATTATACTGTTATTAAATATATTAAATATGTACATTATTAATCCACTCGCTAATATTGTATTATCTGCATATATATAATCGTATTTTTCTATATTTTTAAATAATATAAGTAATACGATCACTATTAGTCCAATATATTTTTTTGTATCAGATTTATTATATAATAAATATATCATTGAAATTACATATAAACTTGAAAATAAATTATCTCCCTGATAATCTAATTTGGCGCCAAATTCAGAAAATTTATTACATTTTCTTGCAATTGCTCCATCTAAACAATCTAAATATGCTCGAAATATAATTAATAATACCATTGTTTGTGTAGACCAATTATTTAATAATCCATACATTACTGGTATTGTTAATAATATTGCTAATATAGTTATATAATTTGGTTCTAAAAAACATAATTTAGATGCAAGTGGATTAACAAAATAATTATATATATATTTATCAGTCGCATATACACTAGTTGGTTCTGGCATACTATATTATAGAAATTTTTTAATACAGTAAAATAATATAATTAAAATTATTTCACTGTAAAAAATTACTTTAATATTACTTTAATATTAAGTTATTAATATCTTGAATTCTTATTTTTACTATTATCGGGTTACTATCATTTCTAGATGCTGTCATATATATATATTCTTCTTCTATTAATAATCCTAAACAATACTCTATCGAATATGTATCAAAATAAAATGGTACTGTATATCTATTTACATTACAGTCTTTATCTAATATTACTATCATATGATAATATTTTCTGGGTGTACAAAATTTTACTCCATGAACTACCATCCAAAATTCATTGTTATATTCTACAACATTTGAGGATCCCCTTAAATATTTAAATATTTTCGGTGTTTGTATTACAGTATCTATCGTTAATTTATTATTTTTTATTTCACCAATTTGCAATGGATAAAATTTATAAATTATTTTTTTTCTGATCAAAATCCAATTTTTTTCACATTCTTCTGGAAATGGTGAAATAATTATATTTACATTTTCTATTGTATAATTTTCTAAATTATAATCACCAATAACAATACTATTTGTATTATTTATTGAACATTCTCTAGATGTTGATATACATTTTAATTTATTATTTTCTTCATATAATCTAATATCCTCTAGTCCAAGAATATTTGTTTCCTTTCTTATATTTTCTGAAATATTTTCATTCATCATTATAAGATTTGAATTTTCTTCCATTTTATTTGTTAATTTTATACACGCATTTTTTGTTCTCACTTTTTCATCTCGCGATAATATATTATCCTTGCTCATTAAATAACTACCATCTTTCATTATCCTATAATTTACATATCTTACATTTGCAATAATTTCATTTTTATATTTTATTAATGATGTTGATGTTGGTATAAAATCATTATATATTGGTTGATTTAATTCTATCTTCTCTCCTACGTCTAATATTCTATACATATAAAAATCTAAATTTGAATATACCATTTCTTCATTATAATTATATTTATTTAGATAATCAATTGATCGTTTTAACCCTGTTAATCTATCTCCTGGAAATACATAATATTGTAATATACTATACTCATATTCAAATAAATATTTATCATATAACTTATCTTCTATAAATAATAAATCATGTCTTGGATATTGTGTATTACATCCAATCATATAATAATGATAGGACTTAATTTGTTTTCCAACTTCTCTAAAATATTTTGTTAATTCATATATCGGTTCTACTCTTTCTTTTCTATAATTATAGGCACGATTCATCCAACATTCAAACTTATTTTCATCCTTTAATTGTAACCAACATTTTCCTATCATATAATAAGAATACCATACTTCTTCATACCATCCTCCCATGCTTATTCTTTTTTTATACATCTTTATTGATTCTTTAAATTTTCCTGTATCTTTTAATGATTGTGCAAGATAAAAAACATATCTTACATTATTTGGTTCATCTATTAGACCCTGTGTTAATAATCTTATATCTCTCTCAAACTTATCATTTTTTGCTCCACCATCTCCTATATCATCAATATATATTTGTTCTTTTGTTAATGTTTCTGTATTGTCACCGTCCCAATATTCATGTGTTACACCAACACATTTCCATTGATACCCTAATTTTATAAATCGTGTATTATAATATTCAATTGAATTATTTTTTTGTATTATTTTATATCCATTTTCTTTTAATTCTTCTTTATTAAAATTTACTAATTTTATTTCCATATCTGCATCTAATAATACTCCATATGTTGTACTTAAATCCCATCCTAATTCTTTACAAAAATTAACAGTATTATTAAATGAATTTGTTCTATTATGTCCAAAATTTTTCCATTCATCATGAAATAATTTTGTTGGTATACTAAAACTATTAAATAATTCACTTACCTTTTTACACGTATTATCTGTTGAACCTGTATCAGTTACACATATTGCATCACATATCTTTATTACATTATTTAAACACCTCTCAATAATTTTCTCTTCGTTTTTAATCATAGATATAAAAATAATTTTTACCATTTTTATATTTACTAATAATTACATTTTTATATAAAAATGTAATTATTATTATTTTTATGCAAACGATTCTCTTTATTTCAAACACAAAACCAGATAAATATCCCATAATAGATAAACACTATCAATGGCACGGTATCCACACTAAATTAACCTTTGAACAATTTTCTGAAATATATCATGAGAAAAAACCATATGCAATTTATACATATGGTAATGTAAATATATGGTCATATTTATTTTCAATATTTGATGTACGTAAAAAATGGGTACATCTTAATACATTACCTGAAAATTTAGATATAATATCATGTGTTTTTTCTGGAGTTATTGAACATCAATTTGATTGTGATCATCCATTATTATCAGTAATTACCACAACTTATAATAGTAAAGAAAAAATACAAAGACCTTGGAAAACTTTACGTAATCAAACATATACTAATTGGGAATGGATTGTATGGGATGATTCTGAAGATAATAAAACATATGAAAATCTATTAGAAATGCAAAAAAAAGATTTGAGAATGCGTGTTTATAAAGCACCTAAACATTCTGGTATTATTGGCGAAATGAAAAGATTAGCATCTGGTGTTGCATATGGATCTTTTATTATAGAATTAGATCATGATGATGAAATTCATCCTGAATTATTTAAATGGATTGTAGATGCATCAAAATTGCATAAAGATGCAAATTTCTTTTATTGTGATTCTGCACAATTATATGAAAGAACACTAAAAACACATTCATATGGTGATTTCTTTGGATATGGTTATGCAAGTCATGCACATGTATGGTCTGAAATGCATAATCAATGGATTATATCTACTATATGTGCACCACCAAATGCAATTACCTTAAGACATTTAATTGGTATGCCCAATCATATACGTGTATGGAAAACAGAATTATATGATCGAGTAGGTAAACATAATCCTAAATTATCTGTATCTGATGACTATGAATTATTAGTTAAAAGTTACATTCATGGCAAATGGTGTTATATTAGAGCATGTGGTTATTATCAATATCGTAATGAAGATGGTAATTTTACATTTATTCGAAATAGTTTAATTCAGCATAATGTAAGACATATTTATAATCATTATAAATCACAACTACCACAACCTGTTGATAATTTTAAAATAGAACCGGTATGGAAATTTGATGGAGATATATATCCTACAACACATTTAACATATGATCCTCATCCACATGAGTATTCTATTATATTAATTAATCCAACACTTGAAAAATTACAAAATATTTTAAGGATTAAGAAATCAATTCACATCTATATTATTGGCAAATGTCCTGATAATCTTTCTATACAACAAAAACTAAAAATTACCTGGTGGGATTTAGGATCTGATAATATAGAAGATAAAATAAGATATGCTAAAAAATTACTAGCAACAGGTAAAAATGTATTATTAGAAAATGAAATAAATAGTATATTAGATACTGAAGAAAATATAATTATAGAGAAACCAAACGTAAATATCATTACACCTTGTTGTCGTCAAAAAAACTTAGATTTAATAATAAAATCTATTAACTTTGATTTAATAAATAAATGGTACATTATATATGATACTTCTAAAGATAGAACATATACTAAAAAATTTGAAGATAATCCAAAGATAGAAGAACACTTTTGTTCTGATGTTGGTGCAGTTGGACACCCACAAAGAAATTTTGGATTAAATTTAGTACAAGATGGTTTTGTTTATTTCCTAGATGATGATAATATAATACATCCTGAATTTTGGAATATTGTACTTACTTTAGATATTAATTATTATTATACATTTGACCAACAACAAATTTATGTAGGTAAAATATTAAAAGGTAATCAAATTGAAGTATATCATATTGATACTGCACAATTTATAATTCCAAAACAACTAATAAAAAATCTAAAATTTAGTATTAATAAATATGAAGCTGATGGTATT